TCTCCCTCCTAAGTTGCTGATTCTACAAGATCGTCTTCAGCTGGAAAGCGCTGTTTTGTTCCCGGATTGTTCCCAGATGGATGGTGGTGATGCGCGTGTGACGTGCGCGGGCGCACCATGCGCGGGCGTAACTCTAGAATCCGTGGGGGGCTCGGAAAAAGGTAACAAAGGTAACGCCTTGCCGAAAAACAGCGTAAGCGAATGAATATAAAGGGATTCGAACGACTGTTCAAAAGGTAACAAAAAGGTGATGGAAAGGTAATGCGTTACCTTTTTAAGAGGTCGCAGAGAGAAAAACATATATCCTTTATTATCAGCGACTTGCGATAGCGTTACCTTTTGCAGTACCTCTTGTTACCTTTTTTGGGTAACGCTAACTACCTTTAATATCAGCGACTTGCGCGGGATTTTCGCCCTTGTGACCGATGTTACCTTTTTCCGAGCCCCCCTCACCTTCTCAGGAACCGCTCCCCTCCCGCCCTGCTGCGTGGCCCGCTTGGTTTCGCATGATTCCGCATGGGCTGCTGCCCTCTGCAAACCGCCTCAAGGCCCTACGGCTGGGCTACATTCGCCGTCCTGCACGAGTGCGTGAAAAGCGACAGGTTTAGCGCGCGGGCGGGGCGGGGTGTCGACGGCGCGCGGCGGGCTGCCGCCGGGGTGGGGTGCCGCGGGCCTGGCGAGCAGGCACAAGAAAGCCGCCTCGATGGGCGGCTTCGGTGGTGCTGGGCGAGCGCTGGTCAGCGCGTTGGATCGAGACCGCCGCCCGCCTCGGCGCCGAGCGAGTACGGCCGGAAGCGCACCACCTCCTGGCCGACGTGGTCGTTGATCTCGCTGAGGATCGCCTGCAGTGGCTCGAGCTCATTGGCCACGAACACGCGCGCGGCTTTCTCGACGTCGCCGAATCCGCTGGTGTTCTGGGGGATGATGCCCATCAGCTGCGGTGGGATCCGGTGGCCGGCGAGCTGATCGTCCCTCGTGATGTTCTTGATCGAGGCGAACTCGTCCTTCGCGGCCACCTCCGAGATCGGGATGATCTGGATGCCATCCTTCTTGCCGTTCGGGCTGTAGAGGAAAAGGTTGCGGAAGTTGCCGACCCCCTTCGACTCCTTCAACGCCGTGCGCATGGCGTCGATGTCCTCCTGGTTCTGGGCCGCATCGGAGACGTACATCACGAAACCCGCGTGAGAGCCGTTGAGGTAGTACTTGCGCCGGAACAGGGTGGCGTTCTCGTTGAGGTAGATCGACTGCAGGGCACCCAGATAATCGGGCACACCATAGACCTCCTGGTTGATGTCCGGCTCGAGCAGATGGATCACGCTGCCCGGCGCGAACTCGCTACGCTCGCTCCAGTTGGGCACCCAGAAGTAGCGCTCCAGGTCGGCGCCCCGGCGCACGTACTTGGCTCGGGCCGGGCGCAGCGCGAGCAGCTTGCCCAACCGCCCGAAGATCCGCTCGAGGTAGCAGTTGCCGAACACCAGGTAGTCGGTGACCAGGGCGCTGAAGGCCTGCCGGCTCAGCAACGGATGGGGAATGAACGAGCGCACCAGGATATTGCGCTTCACCTGGAGGGCGCTGCCGTGATGCGCCGTGGCGCGGTAGGTCTGGGCCAGTGCCGGGAAGTCCACCGGCGGCTCGTACCACTCGCTGCCCAGCATCCAGCAGCCGGTGTAGAAGAAGTCGTAGCCGTCGATGACCGGTACCGGATCGCCGAAGCTGAACGCCTCCGCCTTCGCGGGCGCCGGGGCCCGGTTGGCGCCGTCGTCAGTGCGGTAGGCCGGCACGCGCACACGGGGCTTGGCTGCTGCGGGCTCGCTCATTCAAACATCTCCATCAGGGATCGTCCGGTGCCGTGATCGACCGGACCGTCGAGAGGCTCGTTATGCAGGGCATGCATGGTCGCCCAGGCCAGGTCGGCGTGACCGGTCTGGTTGTTGCGCCCTGCGCTGTAGGTGAACTGGCGGCCGGAGGCGGTGAGCTCGCGGCGGATCGCCATGAACGACTGGGCCAGGTCGGTCCAGCCGGCGTCGAATTCGAGGCGGCCCTTGTTGATGATCTGCTGGGCCTGCATGACCAGCCGCGCCTTGACCTCCGGCGTGTAGCGGTAGCGGGTCACGGTGGGGAAGAACTTGGCCACCAGCTGGGCCACGGCCTCGCCCAGGCCAGAGGTGTCGATGCCGATGAAGGTGACGTTGTAGCGGCGGGTCACCTCGCGGATGAACTCCGCCTGGGCTTCGTAATCGCGCCCTTTCAGGCGATGGCGCTCAAGCAGCCGGTGCTTGCCGCTCATCGAGCGCGGCGGCGCCACCACCACCAGCCCCGCCCCGTCGCCCTCCTCTCCGTCGCCGGCCGGGTCGTAGCCGATCCACACCGGGTGCTCGCCGTAGGGGCGCGGCGCGAACGGCTTGAGATCCCGCCAGGCGTCCCAGCTGTCGACCATGCACTTCTGCATCATCGCCAGCGGGAAGGCGCTCTGGGTGTCGTCGACGAACTCGCACATCAGGAGGTTGGCGAACTCGTCGTCGGAATACTCCAAACGCAGCTGGTCGATATCGAACAGGTCACAGCCGCCGGCGATGGCATCCTCGATCGTCACGATCTGGCGCCACTGACCGTCCGGGCCGCGTGCCCCACCCTTCAGCGCGGCATGGCTGACGTCGATCGTCACCCGGTCGGCCTTCTTGCGGCGCTTGTTGAAGCGCTCGCCAGTCCAGAAGGGATAGGCCTCGTGGGCCACGCTCGAGGGCGTGCTGAAGTAGGTCTGCCGCCACTTCTTGTGCATCGCCATCCCGCTGGTCACCTTGCGGAACTGCTCGAAGCCGTGGATCCAGAAGTACTCATCCAGGTAGGTGTCGCCGTGGTAGCCCTGGGCCGTCTTGGCGTTCGTCCCCAAGAAATGCAATTCCGCCCCATTAGACAAGATGATCGGGTCGCCCTTCAGCTCGACGCCGGTGGTTTCCTTCACGAACTGCACGATGTAGTGGCGGAAGATGTGCGCCTGGGCCTTCGAGGCGCTCATGAAGATCTTGTTCTTGCCGGTCTCCAGGGCATCGGCGATCGCCTCCCGGGCGAAGTACCAAGTGGCGCCGATCTGGCGTGACTTGAGCAGGTTGCGGATGCGCTCATGCTGGCCGGCGCGGTACCAGACGCGCTGGTAATCGAACAGCGAGGCCTCGAAGGCCTCGACGATCTGGATCACCCCCTCGTCGCCCACGTCGTTGCGCTTGGGCTTACGCTTCTCGCCGGCATTGCGCCGTTCGATGTTGGGGTTCAGATCGGTCTCGCGGCCGGACTCCTGGTACTTGTGGACACGGGCCAGGCGCTCGATCTGCCGACCCAACAAGTCCAGCTCCTTGAAGTCCCTGCCCTCCTTCGGCTCCTTGCCGATCAGCTGCACCATGCGCGCCTCAAGCGCACCCTCCACTCGCTCGATGGGCGAGGCCTCATCCCAGCCGTCGCGACGCTTCCAGCTGTGCAGGGTGGCCGGCTTCTCATCCAGGAACTCGGCGATGCGCGCCACGCGCCACCCCTGCCAGTAGAGGTGGCGCGCGGTGATGCGCGGCGAGCCGATGGTATCGGGGGGCATGGTCGTCATGCCGCCAGCGTAACCGCGGCCACCAGGGCGGCTGATGCCGGGCTGTTGTAGATCGGCAATCTACAACAGGCCGAAGTTGAGCCTCTGCCCGGGGGCGCGGAACCTGACGGCAACGCAGACACCGACCCCGAGGATGCCCATGCCCTGGTTCCGAGTCGCCACCGAAGGCGCAACCACCGACGGCCGCGAGATTTCACGCCAGTGGATCGAGCAGATGGCCGCCAACTACGACCCGAAAAAGTACGGCGCCCGCGTCTGGATGGAGCATATGCGCGGGATCTTCCACGACGGCCCGTTCGCCGCCCTGGGCGACGTCACCGCCGTAGAAGCCCGCGAGGTCGAGGATGGCAAGTTGGCCCTGTTTGCCGAGATCGACCCCACTGACCGGCTCAAGGAAATCAACCAGCAGCGCCAGAAGATCTACACCAGCATCGAGGTCAACCCCTCGTTCGCGGACAGCGGCGAGGCCTACCTTGAGGGCCTGGCCGTGACCGACTCGCCGGCAAGCCTCGGCACCGAAATGCTCAAGTTCTCCCGTCAGGCCGGGAAAGCATCGCCGCTGGCGGCTCGCAAGCAGCACCCGGACAACGTGTTCAGCGAGGCCGTCGAGATCGAGCTCGACTTCACCGAAGAGCCGCCCGCCGAGCCCGAAAAGGGCCCCAGCCTGGCCGACAAGGTCAAGGCACTGTTCAAGCGTCAGGACGCCAAGACCAAGGAGGGCTTCGCCGCCTTCCGCACCGAGCTCGAGCAGACCCTCGAACTGTTCGTGCAGAAGCATGGCGAGCTGGCCGACGAGCTGGAGGGCCGGCCCAGCGCCGAGGCCTTCAACCAGCTGCAGGCCGCCCATGACGAGCTCAAGGGCCGCTTCGAGGACCTGTTCGCCCGACTCGACAACGAGCCCGGCCGGCAACACCAGCGCTCACGCGCGACCGGCTCCGACGCCGCCATCGAAACCGACTGCTAAGGGACGCCTCAATCCATGCGCAACGATACCCGCATTCTCTTCAACCAGTTCGTCGCCCAGGTGGCGAAGCTCAACGGCGTGCCCGACGCGAACCAGAAGTTCGCCGTGGAGCCCAGCATCCAGCAGCGCCTGGAGAAGCGCATCCAGGAGTCGAGCGACTTCCTGGGTCGCATCAACGTGATCGGCGTCGATGAGCTGAAGGGGGAAAAGCTCGCCCTCGGCGTCTCCGGCCCCATCGCCGCGCGCACCAACGTCGCCAACCAGGACCGCCAGACCCGCGACCTCTCCACGCTGGACGCCCAAGGCTACGAGTGCCGGATGACCGAGTTCGACACCCACCTCGGCTACGCCAAGCTGGACGCCTGGGCCAAGTTTCCGAACTTCCAGGCGATGATCCGTGATGCCATCGTCCGCCAGCAGGCATTGGACCGGATGATGATCGGCTTCAACGGCACCTCGGCGGCGGCACAGACCGACCCGGTCGCCAACCCGATGCTCCAGGACGTCAACATCGGCTGGCTGCAGCACTACCGCACCCAGGCCCCGGCCCGGGTCCTCAAGGACGGCAAGACCGCCGGCAAGATCCTGATCGACCCCACCAAGACCACGGACGCCGAGGGCAACGTCACCGGCATCGTCGGCGACTACGCCACCCTCGACGCCCTGGTCTACGACGTCGTCAACAGCCTGATCGACCCCTGGTACCGCCAGGCGCCGGGGCTGGTGGTGATCGTCGGACGCAGCTTGCTGGCCGACAAATACTTCCCGCTGCTCAACCAGTCGCTGCCCAGCGAACAGATGGCCGCCGACCTGGTGATCAGCCAGAAGCGCATAGGCGGGCTGCAGGGCATGGACGTCCCCTACTTCCCCGACGACGCCATCATGGTCACCCCCCTCGATAACCTCTCGATCTACTGGCAGACCGGCGCGCGGCGCCGCCACGTCGTCGAGAACCCCAAGCGCAACCGCATCGAGAACTACGAGAGCTCCAACGACGCCTATGTCGTCGAGGACTTCGGTGCCGGCGCCCTGGTCGAGAACATCGAGATGTCGCCGGCCGCGCTCAACGGCTAAGGGAGGAGTCTCATGACCAGCCTCGCCCGACGTCACTTCCAGCGCGTCTCGGCCGCCCAGGCGGCCGAGGCGTCCGGCGACGCCCCGATGCAGGGCGACGCCTACCAGCTGATGCAGGCCGCGCTGTTCGAGGACTACCGGCGCCTCAAGGCGACCCAGTCGATGGAGCGCAAGGCCGAGATCAAGCGCGAGATCCTGCCCAAGTACGCCGACTACGTCGACGGCGTGCTCGCCGCCGGCCGTGGCGCCCAGGACGACGTGCTGATGCGCGTCATGCTGTGGCGCATCGATGCCGGCGACCTCGCCGGCGCCGTGGCCATCGCCCGCTATGCGCTCCAGCACGGCCTCACCCCACCCGACCAGTTCGAGCGCGGCACCGCGGCGATCATCGCCGAGGAGGTCGCCGACCAGGCACTCAAGCTGATCGAGGCCGAGGACGCCGAGGTAACCGCCCTGCTCGAGCTCCTCGAGGAGGTCGAGGCCCTGACCCGCGACGCCGACATGCACGACCAGATCCGCGCCAAGCTACATAAGGCCCTGGGCTACGCCCTGCGCGACTCCGCCCGGCCCCAGGAGGCCCTGGAGCATCTCAAGCGAGCCCTCCAGCTCAACGACCGCGCCGGGGTCAAGAAGGATATCGAACGCCTCGAGCGAGAAGTGAAGAACGCCAGCCAGGGCCCCGCTCAGAACAGCGGCGCCCAAGCCTGACACCGAGTCGCACGCCGACGCCAAGGGGGCGCCGGAGGAAGAGCGGGCCCGGCCCGCCTCATCCCACCCGGCCCACCCCCTTCCTAATTCCCGTGAGGTAGCGCCATGTCGCTGATCGCCGCCGGCTACAACCCGGAACCCGAAGCGCAGGAGCCGCTAACCAACAACGGCTTCTGGCCGGAGATCGACCCCGGCGACTTTCGCGCCGCCGAGCGCATCCTGGCGGATATCACCGTCGAGCGGGTCGCCCAGGCCCTGCGCGTGGCCATGGCCGATATCAACCGCCAGCTCCGCGGCTGGCAGGCCGAGCAGCAGGCCGCCGGCGCCGTCACCATCGCCGACGTCGAGGCCCCCAACTGGCAGGTCCCCGACGCCTACCCGCTGCTCTACCGCCGCGCCGTTTACGCCACCGCCCACGCCACCCTCCTGGAGCGCTACCGCGAGGTATCGGCCACCAATGCCGGCGACGAGCGCGGTGAGGCCAAGCGCGACGCCGCCGACGACTACCGCCGCGACGCCCGTTGGGCCGTCTCCGAGATCGAGGGCCGCGCCCACACCACCGTGGAGCTGATCTAGTGCAGACCGTCCGCGCCCACCAGGGCGAAACGCTCGACGCCCTCTGCTACCGGGTCCTCGGCGCCACGGCCGGCATCACCGAGCGCGCCCTGCGCCTCAACCCGGGCCTGGCCGAACTCGGCCCGGTGCTGCCGGAGGGCACGCCGGTACGCCTGCCGGAAACCGACCCCGAGCCGCCGCGCCGGCAAACCGTCCAGCTCTGGACCTGATACGCAGAGGACCCCCATGGCCGAGCCCAACACCGCCACCGCCGCCGCCACCGCAACACTCACCGCCGCTCTGATCGGCATCCTGCCAGGCATCGACGCCAACGCCGTGGTCGGCGCATTCTGCGGCGCCTCGCTGTTCGTCATCAGCGCCAAGGATCTCGGCGTCCTGGTGCGCGTCGCCTACCTGATCATCAGTTTCCTGATCGGCTACCTGGGCGGGCCCGCCATGCTCGGCGGCGTGATCGACCACTCGGCCGTCGCCGCCTTCATCGCATCCGCCGTCACCATCACCGCCGGGCTACGGGCCATCGAAGGCGTGAAAACGCTGGACCTCAAGGCCTGGCTAGGAGGCCGCAAGTGAACGCCGCCGAACTCATCATCGTGGGCGCCGCCCTGGTGATCATCGTGCGCCTGAT